CGGCCGTCGGTGTTGTCTAGCGAGATCGTCGCCGTGGAGGTGTTGTACTTGTTGGTGTCACGACTGAAGCCATGATCGGTGGACACGCCACGCACCCATTGAGTGATGTCGGTGTAGACCGCTGCGTTCGATGACCAGATTGCGTTGCCGTCATCCCAACTCGCTGTATCCCACAGGGTCCGCAGTGTGGGCGCATTGGAGGTGCCGATCTCGCCGACTGCTTCTGAGAAGTCGACCTCGACATAAAGGGTCATCTGTGAGCCGCTGGCGTTTGCCCATCCTGTGACGCCCATCAGTTTCTCCAGGAGGTGCCGTTGGTTTTCTCGTAGCGCTTGATTGCGTTGACGACATCGGAGCCGTTAGTGCCAGGGGGCATGTTGATCGTGACGTTCGTGATCGAGGTGCCGCCGTCACCGCTTGATGACAGCATCTGCTTCGTCTTCTCGGCGGTGACGATGGTGCCTGCGCTATCTGGCCAGAAGATCTCAGGACCGAGTTCGCCGACGAGGTGCGGCGTTGATCCCATGCGCCCGCCCGAAGCCATGCCAGGACCGATGCGGCCGCCCATGGCGCTGCCAGCAGGAGCGAGACCTGGGCCGCGCACTTCGTACTTTTGTCCGTTGATGGTGACGACTGAGCCGAAAGGCAGGTTGATGCCCATCTGCTGTTCCTTGGCAAGCAGAAAAGTGAGCTTGTTATCGGCATCAGCAATGTCGGCAGTGAAGGTCAAGCTGTAATTGCCTGCCGCCGCTTTCGCCTTGTTGGCAATGTCTTCAAGTTTGCCGACCAAGATTGCAGCGGTCTCGGCATCAATCTGGTGAGCGTTTTTCATTGCGTTGATCTTGTCGATGTTTTGCTGCAGCAACTCGGGGTGATCTTTTAGCTGAGCGCCGAGCGTGTTCATCTGTTGCTCAAGCGCCAAAGCTGAAGTGAACGCTCCGGTCTGAGCGCTATCAAGATTTGAGTTGGCTTCGGCAAGATCCTGTGCGGCTTTGATCGCTTGCGGAGAGTTCATGCCGTAGGTCTTGATGGCGTCGTTCAATGCAAGCTGCGAAAAGAAGACCTTGAGTTTTGCTTCGGCAAGCTTCTTTTGGGCTTCTTCGTCTTTCTTGGCGCCGTCAATGGCGTTCATAAACGGATCAAAGCTTTTCTTGAGAATGTCGTTCAATTGCTCGGCAGCAATACCGTGATTCGTTGTTTCGTCGGCTGCAGCCTTTTCGGCTTCTGCCAAAGTCTTTGTTGGGCCTATCGCATTGTTCGTCGTTGCGATTGCATCTTCCAACATTTGCTTTTGTTTTTTGAGGCTGTCGGCTTGGCCCTCTTTGCCTTGAAGTTTGTCAAGAATAGTTCCAAGCCCATAAGTGTTCTCAGGGGCCATGGACTTCTTAAGATTGTCCAGTGCGTCAGTGGTTTCTTTGAGCTTTGATTTGAGCTGCTCGGGGCTGTACGAAGAAAGATCGCCAAGCGCAGTTTTGGCAGCTTTGCCTGCTTCTGCTGAGCGTCGCTGCAGATCCCACATGCCAACAGCTGCTGCCGCAAGCAATACGACAAACGGGCCCATAGACATGCCTGCTGACGAAAACGAAGTCAGGAAGTTTTTGACTCCGCTGTATGCATCAGCGGCAATCGTCTTGAGGCTTTTCAACTGGCCGACAATGAGCGAGATGCCGCCAGCAGCCGTCAGGCCAAGACCACCAAACACGGTGAGCGGGCCGATCACGTCGTAGACGGGGCCGGGAATGTTTTTAAAAGCGTTGGTCATGGTGTCCAGCACCGGGATCATTGAGAGCCCGATCTGGGTCTTGACGCCGTCTAGAGCTGCGCCAAGTTCTCGCTGCGAAGTGATGTGTGCCTTAATCTGCCCGATGTTGTCCTGAGACAACACAAGGCCCATCTTCTCAGCTTCCTTGGAAAGCTCGGCAATGCCTTCTTTGCCTTTGTTCAAGAACGGCATCAGATCCATGCCCGATCGACCGAAGAGCTGCAACGCGATCGCAGTTTTCTCAGGGCCGTTTGGCATGTTCTTGAACTTCTCAGCAAGGTCGGGCAACACGTCGCCCAGGTTGCGCAACTTGCCGTTTGAGTCACGAACGTTGACGCTCAACTTCTCAAAGGCTGGGTTGTTGGCTTCCATTGCCTTGGACAACTTGCCGAGGCCAGTTCCCAAAGAGTCAACAGGTACGCCACTCATTTTTGCGGCAAATGCAAGCTTTGAGGCTTCTTCGGCAGTCATGCCGGTGTAGCGCTGCAGCTTCATTACTTCTCGACCAAGGCTCGTTGCTGTGTCAGCAGAAGCGACGCCAACGGCAAGAAGGCCGGCACCAGCACCGACCATGGCTGCGCCGACCTTCGTCATGTTCGTTGAAAGTTTTGAGCCTTCGGTGCCAGCCTTGCCAAGATCCTTCTCGGCGGAAGCTGCGACCTTCTTCATTTCGCTAATCGCACCAGCCGCATCAGCGGTGATGAGAATCGCAAGGCGTTCAAGCAGAGCCACGGCAGTTACTCCTTGCGAGAGAGGAAGAGAGAAAGATCACCAAGACGCTGGCGACGGGTTACATCTGGGGGCCAATCGAATTGAGTGGCAAACCTGACCAAGTAATCGGTCAGAGAGGCGTATCTAAAGGGGCTGGATTGATCTCCTCGCGCTTGATAGCGCTAAGCAGATCCACCACCTTGAGGGTCTTGAGTTTGTCGCTTGCTTCTTCGGCGGTGAGGTCTTGTCGTTGTGAAAGGCACACGGCGAGAATTGCTCGACAATGTGCAGCCGAAGTGACTGGCTCAATGTTTGCCCAGGTTGTGCCAATCATCTTTTCGATCAGCATTGCTTCGTTGAGGGTGAGATCGTTTTCGTGAATGACGAGATCAAGGTCGGGAAGGTTGATTGACCAGGTCATTGCAGCTGCACCCTCAGCGAATCGAGTTTGGATCGCTTCAAGAACGGTTGCGAGTTCGCCGTCTAGATCGCCAGCGGCGATGTGTTGGGCGATGTCTTGGCCTGAGGGTGCTGTCATTTGAGGGCTCCTAGAATTGACTTGCCAGCACCGAGTCCGGCTTTGGCAAGTGCGAGTTTGTATTCAGTGCTGTAAACCTCGGGACCGATACGGATCGCAGCTGCTTTTGCTGCAGGCCATGTCCCGGTTGCGCCGTGAGTGCCAGGATGGAACGCATAGGCGCGCAAGTTGCCACCGATGGTCAACGCTTGCTTGCCTGCTCGAGTACGCAGCTGGCCTTTGGCGGCTTGCTGGCGGACTGAGCCGTACTGGTTGTAGTTGACGTTCTTCTGTATCTTGCCGAAGGCACCGCGATTCGATCCACCGAAAGCAGACGTGGCACCAATTTTGCCAGCCTTGTTTCTGATTGAATTGCGAGTGCCAAGCAACTTGGCACCGATAATGTGCTGCTTTGTGTTTCCAATGACCAAGTGAACTGGACCACGAAACGAAACAAGCGTGGTGGCGTTCATGCCGCCTTTTACGTCGTAGCCGACATTCCACTTGCGTCGTGCAATCTTGTTTGCTGGTGAGATGCCAGCCTGCGACTGAGCAATGCCCAGCCATGCAGTCTTGACGGCCATGCCGGCCTTGTTGGCTGCAGTTTTCTTTGCGTCGGGAAACGTGTTTTGCACGTTCTTGCACTTCTTTACGAAGGCAGCGACATCTGAGCCACCAAGACCGGCGACGGCCATCAGATCAGGAGGTGGTGCGAGTCAGGTCGCCAGTGCGTGGCCAGGTGATGCTGAGCACGGAGAGGTCGCCGACCTTGCCCGACACGGGCTTGTACTGCGTGACGAGGTAACTGCCGTCATAGCGGGGGTTCGTGGCCGAGTTCGCAGCAGAAGTTGCCTTCACGTTGACAGCGATTGCCGTTCCTCGAGCGTTCCAGACGGTGGCATCGACTTTGCTAGCGGCATAGTCCTGTTGAAAATTGATCGTGATTGAGCCAGACTTGAGTCCGCCCGTGCGAGTCTCGTTGCCTGAGCTGCCGAAGTTCGTGGTCTTGACATCAGCGGTCTCGTCGTTGATTTCAACGGAGTCGACATGATCTGACAAATCGACACCGTTTACCGTGATGACCGGTGCGGTGATTACAAAAGCGGCCATGTCGGCCCTCCATGTGTACGCAAAGATGCACCGCTAGGGCGCTCTTCAGTGGTTGATGTGGAGAGGGTTGGTGAAGCGGTTACTGAATCGCTGCGAATGCTGCGAATGTGAGCGACCCTGACGAGCCGCCGATCGTGTACGAGATGCGCCAGTTGGCGTCAGTCGTTGCGGTTGTTGAGCTGCCGAAGCCAGAGCCGATAGCGCTGATTGAGGAAAGTGTCACTCGATCGTTCGGCGTGCCGAAGCCTGAGCTTGACGCTGACTGCAGCTTCGCTGTGATCGTTCGGTTGCCCGAAACGGCGAGCACATGAATGCCGAAGTAGGCGGTCTGTGTTGCTGATTGAGCGCCGAGGCTGACCGAAGTGCCCGAGCCCGAAGCGCTGACTGCCGTTGAAGGCGCAAGCACCATGCCCATGAGAAGACTTTCAGGCTGAGCTTGCATGAGTGTGGCGTCAATGCGTGCAACGTCGCCAACCTTGAGCGGATCTTTGAATGACTTGAGCAAGCCGCGAATTGCATAGACACGATCGCCAGCGGTGACGGTGCCGCCAGTGGGAAACGCGCAAGCGGTGAGCAGCTCGATCGTGCCGCCACGGTTGGCGGTGATGGCTGGCTCGCTGATTGCTGGCTCCAGGAACGTCATCACGTTGACGGTGGCGTCTTCGAGTCCGGCGATGTTCTTCACGTTGCCTGAGTCGGCGAACGTCGTCACTGGCAATGTTGCGAACGATGAGTCGATGCTGATCTCGTTGGCGGCGCTGGTGAGGTCGTAGCCGCCGTAGTAGATGGCGCAGTCTCTAAGGATGGGCACGAATGGCTCCTAGCGTGCGTAGACAGTCACGGAGAACTCGCCGCCCCAATACTGCAGGCTGGCGACTTCTTCGGAGTTGAGTGGGCGAAACGATTCAACGATGAGCGACTCAGCGACACCGCCGAGTGTGGGGTCTGTCTCGATCGCTGCTCTCACCGAAGTTGACGAGCCGGGATCGGCGAAAGTGTCGAGAGTGTGTGCTGCCTCATCAAGCAAGCCTTGAGCGACGAGCACATAGATGCGAAACGTGTACGCCTTGAGTGCGGTCGTTGAGTTGAAACTGCGGTGGTATTCAATCGAGGGTGTGATGACCACAGCGGCCGGTGGTGTGACTTGCCCTGGCTCAGCGGCGTAGGTGTTCAAGCCGCTGATCGTTGACAGCGCCGTCACCAGGCCGGTGCGGATCTGAGCGACGGTGGTCATGCTGCACCGAGGATCGAATCACCTGCGCGATAGGGACGAAGCAGCTGCACGGCTTGAGGGCTCATCTTGCCGATGCGCACTGGACCGAACTCGCCGAAACCTGCAACGCCGAACGGTGCCTCACGCAGCTTGAAGATCTCGCCAGCGATAATCAGACACGCTTGTCGGACGGGCTCAGGAACTGTTGCCCATCCCCATTTTGCGGTGACCTGAATTGCTGGGAGTTTCGTGTAGGTGGGAAGCGATGGTGTTGTCCAGCGCAGTCGCCATGTTGGCAAACCGTTGAGACCATCAGCGACGCCGTTGAGGGGTTCGGGGGTGAAGTCGACGCCTGAGGTGTAGGTCTTGTCGTAGGTGCCGTCATCGTTGCTGGACACCTTCACCGATGTGATTGACCAGGCATCGTCGATGATGGCGATGCGCTCGTCTTTGGTCCAGTACACACGAGTCGTGGCTGAGGCGTCGGCGTAGAAACGTCGAGCGGTGTAGCCGTCGATCTCGCGCGAGGCGGTGTTGATTGCGCTGGCGAGGTCGTCGCCATAAGACGCAGCCGACACGGTCATGTAGGTGGCGAGGTCAGCGGCAGTGCAGTAGCCGTTGGTGACTGTGACTGTCATAGCCCTGAGCCCTTCCAAGGATTGAACACGACGCCAAGTGCGACGAATGGCAGCGCCCAAGGCGGCAAGACGTGAACACAAGCGAGTGCAAGAACGGGTGCTGCCCATTGATAGAGGCGCACAGAATCGGTGGCGACGATCAACTGGCTGTAGCCGAGCGCAAGCGCAGCTGCGAGTTGAGCGTCAAGACCGGCGAGGCCGACGATCATCGCTCCCCAGGGAGTGACCATCGTGAACGGATCAGCCCACAGACCGGCGTGGTATTTGCGAGAGGCTTTGATCGGGTGCTGTAGAACCCATGCGTTCTCGGCATCGAGCACGTCGTCGCCCTGGCGCATAAGCCAACGAACGGCGACCGGCACCAAGCCGACCAGCAGCACAGGGTTCCACGCATAGACGCTCGCCCAGATGGGTGAGGTCTCACGCACGCAGCCAGCAATGAGCGCAAGTAGCACTGCTGCTGGCCAGAAGATTGGCAACATGAGCGCAGCTGCGAGAGCAAGCGCCATGCCGGTGGCGTCGACGAGAACGGGGCGACGCCACGAGAAAGCGATACCAGGAAGGAACGCCACGCAGGCCATCCACACAGAGCCCGCATAGGCCGCTGAGAGCGCGCCTAGCGCGACGATTGCGCACTGTGTTGTGATTGTCCATCGGCGAGGATTCTGACCACACAGGCGCGGCAGCAGCCATCGAAGATGGAATGGGCGCGCGACTCGCTGCTGTGCAGCTGCGAAGTAGCGAACGCCGTCAGGAGTTAACACGAGTGCCAGCCGTTGCGATGCGCAGCATGCGGTACATCGACTCGTCGAGCACATAGTTCGTGCCCTTGACGTGACCGATCTTTGCGCCCGTGTGCACGAAGATTGGAAAGCCTGACGCCTTGGCGAGTTCGCAGAAGACAACGTCTTCGCTGACCCAAGAGTCGATTCCGGTGTGCGGGTATTCGCCGAACCATGACCACTTGCCGAGGCCTACGTCTTTGCGGATCTTCTCAAGCACCGATCGGTGGATGAGTAGAAAGGCACAGCCGGTGGCGTCGACTTCGACCATGGCCGAGTCGGGGTAGTCAAACATTGCTCCGTAGCCGCCGTCTGATTTGGCGACAAACAGTGTCGGCACCAGGGTGGCAAACGGTCCTGCGTAGTAGCCGTCCTGGCCGAAGCACAGACCGCCGACGATGGGTGCTTTGCGTTCGTGTGCGTGATGAGCGACAAGCTTGAAGTCATCAACGGTGAAGCTCATGTCAGCGTCAACGAACAGCAACCAGTCGTCGTCGCATCCATCAAGGAACTCAGCGATTGCTTGATTGCGTCCTCGAGTGATGCCGCCACCGCTGCGCACGTTGATACGTCCGGTGATGATGTCGCCGCATGCTCGTGACAGATCTGACATCGAGATTGCGAAGTCTGAAGCCACAAGACCGGGGTCAAGCCAAGCAAGACAAACAGTGCCTTTGATAGCCACGAGAAACTCCTAGAGGGTGAGAGGGTGTGGGCTGGCCGACGACCCTCGGCGTCAGCCAGCCCACGAGCTACCAACTACTGAAAGATCAGTAGCCAGAAGGCGCAGCGAAACCAGT